AGTCGTGCCGCCAGTTGCAGTACGCGAACCAGTGGTGAACTGCTTGATGGACTGCGACATATTGATTTCGTCGAAACCAAGTACGCCAGTACCCATCATGCCGTTCTTGAACTGCTTGCTGATCGTGTCGGTTGGGTTAAATAGACCCTTCAGACCTTCAACCAAACCAGCGTTTGCGGCTGGGTTAACAGTTGCATAACGTGGCGACATAACAGCAGCGTTTTCGTTCAGCTTCTGCTGTGCAGCAAGAAGAACAGCCGAAGTAGCTGGTGTAGTGCCGGGCGTTCCAACAGTGTTACCGATGGTCAGATACGAGTTGGCAACGTCAGCGTCGATGCTTGCAGCAAGCTGCGAGATACGTGGCTTGAGAACGCGGTCAGCGAAGTCATCCAACTGCATCGTCAATTCAGCAGTGGTGAAGTTAACGCCGATGTGCTTCTGGGTGGAAACAGCAAGAGTTGTGAACTGCTCGTTGTCATCCTGTACCTGAAGGGCTGCGCCGTCAGTTACAAGTGCGCGATCCGGCAAACGGATACGCAGGGTTGAACCAATCTTTGCGCCTTCAACAGCAAAGCTGTCATCGTACTGGCGGTTTACGTTACGTGTGAGTACAAGGTTGTTCTCAAGGATTTCGAGAGCCTTCCGTGTAATCATGTCAATGGTTAAAATCGAGTTAGACATGGAAATAATCCTAAATTATCGGTTGCGTTGTGCCTCGTACTTCTTGATCTGTCGCATCCGTTCTGCCTCAATCCAATCTGACGTACTCATGGACTTTACGGCCCGTGGGTCTGTCGTATCAAATGTCGGCGCACCAGAGGTGCGGGCATTGACAGGAGCAATCGGTGGCGGGGCGTTGGATGTTTTTTTGAATGTAGGCTCGGCTGAAAGCCTTGCCTCAATCATTCCAATTTCCCTAGCTTGCAAAATGGGGTCTAGACGCGAAATACGCTGGGCATCTTTAGTGTTGACACCTAAGTGATAAATCACGTCGGGGCCAATGTCGGACGCTTGTATTGCCATTGCCATCGCGTCGGTGATCGGGAGGTTGGGGTTGTATGCGACTTGTTCAAAGTCATCATACTTGTCCCGCGCTGCCTCTTCACGTTCGTGATAAGACTCTAGCATTGCACGTTGCTGGGTATCCCTTTCACGGCGTACCAGCATTTCTTCGGCTTTACGCTCGGCCAAAACCTCTGCGTAATCCTCGTAAGTCTCAAATTGTTCAGGGGTTATGTCGTGGATCGGCTGCTGCCGGGCCTGCATTTCCTCTGCTCTTTGAGCCTGTTCGCGTTCCCATTTACGCTGCTCTCTTGCGAGTCGTTTGCCTACGATGGCGTCTAGTTCTTCTTGGGAGAAGGACTTAGATGCTTCCTGTTCAGCAGACTGCTCTTCCGGCGTCGTGTTTTCTACAGGCTCGATTGCTGCCGTGGCTTCGAGTTCTGGCGCGGAGGCATCCGCTTCGGTAAAGACATTATCGTCCATGATTAACCCTTAAAGAGTTCCTGATGAGCCGCATCAGTACGGTTGGTGGCTAGACTACATCATTTGGTGCAGTCTGGCAATAATGTTAGTTAGGGACGCGCAGCATACGAAAACCTACGCCGCCGCTATCAGCGGCGCCCGCAGTAATACGCTTTAGTGCGCCATTAACATAAATCTCAATAGCATCAGTTTGATCCGACGCTTGAAAACGAGCCGTAGCATTGACGTTTATATAGCGTACATTTGTGGACCGAATATAGCCATCAGTATCAGTTGAATCCCAGTTAACAATCGGATTTCCCGCATTAATGCCAAAATACCCATTTCCATCAACTTCGATACGTGGTGATTTTACGTAGATTTCATCTTCGTTATAGTAATTAGCGGTCGCGTTATCAAAGATAACAAGGTTGCATGACAATACACGAGAGTAGTTTTCAATGCCATATGTAGCATGGCTGGTAATTTTACCCCCAGAAATAATCACGCGGTCATCTGGAACGGCTGCCCCAACATAGACACCTGATGCTGCAATGCTGCCGTGGCAATAAAATAGCGGCGAAAAGTAAAAGTCCTCGCCAGCGTCTATTTTAATGCCGTAGCTGGATGGAAAATCAACTTCTAGGTCATCAAACAAACCAAAAGCGGGAATACTCCCGCCTGAAGTGTTGCGAATATGAACGCCTATAGTTGGTTTAACAATAGTGACTGATTGCGTTTGAAGCGTATTACAGTCTCCATCCCACATAATGCCAACAGCAACATGGTCAGAAGATAAGTTTACACCAATAAGGCGCAAAATATCACTGCGATTTGATGCGTTCCCAAACCAATGAATACCATACGCGCCGCGAATGTTATTTACCCATGCGTTTGTTACATCACAAACGTTAGCTTTTTGCACGTATAAAAAATTGTATGGGTTATAGACGCGCACGTTGTTAATGGTTGAGCGGTCTGCGTTGATAATTGATATGACATAGCCGCCAGTCATATTTTGACCTTCAATTTCGCCGTCGCAAATTGTTACGTTGCGAAGACCGCCAGTAATAACAAATCCATTGGATGCGCCATTAAAGTCAATTTTAGCACCATTTAGGTTTATAATCTGGTTATCACCTGTAGCCGAGAGAGTTCCAGTTACCTTATAAGTTTTGCCAGAGCCAAAGAAAATGCTTTTGCCAGTGTTAAGGGCAAGTTGAATAGCTGTAGTATCATTTGCCACGCCGTTGCCGACAGCGCCAAAATCTTGCACTGAAACAGCATCGCGCATTTTGTCCAACGAAGATCGGCTAACTGCGCTTAAACCGCTTTGCGAAAACCCAACATAACCCGCGCCAGTAGATGACCCAAGATTGTTAAACGCAGTCTGTACGTTTGTAGCTGTTGTATATCCAGAAGGCGTTAAGGATACATCCGTTGCGGTTGTAGCCTCGCCTGCGCCCGATATATTGTCGTATGCCCCAATCAAAACAGCAGTTGCTGTTTCAATGGTAAATTTATATTTTAATCCATCAGTCAGCCAAATTTCGCCGCCCGGTACGCGCCCTGCGCTGTCTAATATAATAGGGTTGGCGTGAGGTGTATTGCCCGACGAACTAGTATACGTTGTTTGTGGCGTAGTTGTGCCAGCAACACACGTATAAATCTTGCCGCCCGACAAAATAACGCCATTATTATCAAAAAACTGTGATGCGGCGCCGCCAAGTGGCGATAAGTTAACAGCCATTAAACATCCTTACGGTTGGCGGCTAGACTACATCATTTGATGCAGTCTGGCAATAATGTTAGTGCTCATTACGGATTATCAATTCCACGATTTAACTCGCGCACTTCGCAATCAAGTTCGTATAAAATTCGACTTGTTGCTGGAAGCGTTACAGTTACATCAACAGTCCAATAATAATCACTTCCAACCAATCCGCTTGCACCTTCTAGATCTTGATAATCTTTGAAATGATAAATTGGATTGGCAAGAGTAATGCTCCATCCATTGATGTCCGTGGTTAAAGCAGTATTTTTTTGAAAATATGTTTGGCTTGTTGGGTATCTATTAGCCGCAACATCATAAACAGTTTCGCTTGAACCGTTATTTCCTTTTGCGATAAAAGTTAATCTTGTCCAAAACTGTGTCTGTGCAGGAATGTTACTTGTTTCTGTATAAAGTTGCAGTGTAAATGTTCGAGTTAAAGACCCCGTAGCAACCGTTTCTCTCCATAGATTTGGAAGATAATATTTTCGTTGCGGCCAACGACCAACATTTTTTGTCCAAATGGGCTGGAAAGATCGTGTGTTTTTTTGCTTCCCAGCAAATCCACCAGAAATGTAAGTTTCATAAGCGCTTGTATTTACAGGCGTTGGAACAGTGGCCGTTGTATAAAGTTCAAAGGTATTTGTGGTTACATTTTGAGCAGTAAATACAACGTAATTAACCTCAGTCATTCCTACTACAGCGGTTAAACGAACAAGGTCTCCATTGCTCAATCCATGAGCAGTAGATGTTACTACACCGGGATTTGCCTTTGTTATTCCCGTTACAGCAGTGGGCGTTCCATCATAGCCAAATCCCGGCTCCCAATATACAGGGATAAGTCCGTTATTTGCAAATGAGCGCGTGCTCTGTTCTCTTGTTAATCTGTAACCCGGCGAAGAAAGATTATTCCCATTTCCAATTCTTATTGATTCAATACCAATACCATCAGCAATTCCAATGTCAGGAACATTGCAGTCATTTATTTCAATATCTCCGATTGTCTCTCTATTTGAAATAATGGCTGTTGTTGAATTAAATCGAGTGATTCTTTTTTTATACCCTAGCGCCCAATCAACATAGGCTGGTAATGGGCTGATACCGTTAGTGTTAGACCCTATAACTCCATCAGTACGACTAGCAGAACAATCCTCAACAATGTCCCCAACACTACGAAGGTCTAAGCCAAAAAGACCTTCACGGTTTATAGAATCGTGAACGTTTCTAAATGTGTTCCGTATAGATGGGTGAGTTTGAATTACTCCGTCCGTGTCAAAGCAAAAACCATTAACAAACAATGTATCTTGCGACCAGACTTGGGTGTCTAAATGCCTAACTTGAAAAGCTGTGAAGTTACTAACTACCGTATAACGTGATCCGTCAGTTATTCGTGGTGAATACCTTGATTTTATAAATTGAACATTATTAAACAAGGTTCTGTCACAACTTATGGTAAGAAAAACGTCAGACCAGCCGATTGACCATCCACGAACAGAACCAGCAATGCTGGCGTTTTGCCAAGCACTATTTGAAGTTCTTATTAGACGTAAAAAGTTTCCACCCGCATCCGTTCCCGTGTCTCCGCATAGGATATTTACGCCATTGGCTTGAATGCCAAGGGGATTTGCAAAATCAACTCTTGGTGCTTCCGATACAGTGAAAAAGAAGTCCAACGGCTGGTCAAAGGAAATTGTGTTTCCAACAATGCCCACGACTCTGCGAACGCATTGTTTTTGGTAATTAAAGAGAGAAGAAACCTGAGTTGCTGTATCAATGTGAATTAAATCACCTTCAGATACACCTTCAACACTTAATACATTCATGTAGCTTTGACCAATAGCAAGATCAGCCGTAAGTTCGGTTGTTGCTTTTACTAAATTTTGAATAGTAAGTTTGTCATTACTAGTGGCAAAATACAAAGTAGCGTCACCATCACCATACAAAAACTTATTTGTTGGTAGGTTATAAGTTCTTATCTCTTTTATTCTATATGTTCCTGCTGGAAAATAAACGCTGTTTGAAGCGTTTAATGCTTTTTCAATCGCAACCCAGTCATTAGTAATTCCATCCCCAACAGCGCCGAAGTCTTTAACAGAGACAGTTTGAGATAATTTATCTTCTACCGTGTATCCGCTTGTAACTGCGCCAGCAAACGGCGGATCATAAAATACATTGTCCGCGGTAAGTACAGCGTCTGAAATATCGTTAATGCCTGAAATGTTATCGTATGTACCAAGCAGTACGCCCGTAGATGTTTCAATAGAAAATTTGTATACTAAGCCGTCGGTCAGCCAAGTTTCGCCGCCCGGTACACGCCCTGCGCTATTCAAAACAATAGGGTTTGCGTGCGGCGTGACACCTGACGCACTAGTGTAAGTTGCTTGCGGGGTAGTGGTTCCAGCGGCATACGTATAGATTTTGCCGTTTGACAAGATAACACCGTTGTTATCTAGAAATTGACTAGCTGCGCCGCCTAACGGAGAAAGATTAACTGTAGGCATTTTTAAGCCCTTTTTCTGGTGTAAATGGTCATGCTGTAATCGCCTGCAAACTAGAATCTGAAAGACGGGTGTTGTAATAGCTTATAGTGCGGAGATAGCCATTCAGACTGTTACTTGCGGCTGAATTTCCAATTTGCAATTGGTTGACCGTTGGTATTGTGCCAGAAGTATCTACTACCGCAGCGCCTCCACCAATCGACGTTGCAAAATCATTTAGTGTGTAAGCCCCAGCCATTTTGTATGTTGTGTTTGCAGCTACAGTTCCTGCGTCAATATTTGCTTGGTCAACGCCTCCATCTGTAACCGTAAAGAATGGATCAGCCGATACAGTACGCAGCCGAATGCTTTCATTTGCCGTGTTGTCGTTAGCATCCAGAATTGTGCGTGTTCCAGATATAGTGGACGTTGTGAATTGAGAAACAAACGTCCCTGCGCTGGCGTTAAACCAACTAGAGAAATTTGTGCCTGTCATCGTCGCTATGTCAGCCGTGCGTGTAACTGTGCTTGCAACCGTGGGAATGTAGCTGGTAGCAAAGGCTCCGAGTTCAAGTTGTGCGCCCCAGATGTAGTAAGTTCCAAGTGTTCCAACATTGCCAGATAATCTTAATTCTGGACGCTGATTTGTTTCGGTCGCCGTGTAAGTGTATCTAACCCACGAAGTCGTTGGAGTTATTGTGACAAAATTAACTCCACTCTGTATAAATAACGTTAAGTTTGGCTGACTCGCACTTGCGGCCTTTACCCAAAAAGACACAGTATATGTTCCTGATCCTAAACTAAGGAGTGCAGTCAACAGGCGGGATCGGTCGCCTGAAGTTGTCCCAGTTGAGGCAAATACAACTTGGTCTGCAGTCATAGTGCCATCAGGCGCAGTTGCGGCATTGGCAGTTACTACAGGGGCAATGCCTGTACCTTGTATTGACTTCTGCCAATAGGCATTGTCAAATTCTTCAGACCGCAAGACTAAATTTGTTCGCTGCTCCTCAATAAGCAAGCCTTTTGCCGCAAGAGTTACAGGATCGTAATCAAAGCGTGGTGCGTTAATCGCTGCCGTTTGAACTAAACCATTGCTGCCAACAAAGGTTGCAGTTGTTGATCGTGTGAACGTAATCCGACTGTCTAGTGATCCAGATAGGAAGTCAAATAAAATAGGGTAGGTTGTGGTTTGCCCGCGTGTTGACCGTAGAGTTGTTGAAGACAACAGCCCTATACCTAAACCATTACGGACGGGGATGCCAAAACTCATCTGATGTTGATCGGCTTTGCGTACAAAGTGCCGCCTGCGCTGATCTGAATTGCGCTAACGCGCCATGAGCCGCCCGTAGCGTCGCCGCCTGATTGTGGTACGTAAATTGGTACAGGCGTGCCTGCAGGCAGTGGAGTGTCAGCCGTTGTAGCCGTGACGCCATTGCCAACGCGGATATACGCGTCAGTTGTAGACCAGACCAACACACCTTGCGGGCCTGCGGGCCAGCCCGTTACAGAACCAGCAGTACCTGTGTACGCTACGCTTTGCGTGCCGAAAGCAGAGTCATTAAGAGGGCGTAAAAGTTCCATATGTCGCGTCCTTATGCGAGAAATTTAAGTTTATATAGTGTGCTGTAATACAAGCCAAAAATTTCGTCGATAATGTTTTGAAGTGAAGTACACTCCTTATCAACGACTTTATACCTCATTGCATCAAGTTCGTCTACCTGACCTTCAAGAAACTCAACAATGTTGTTGGTTTTCTTAGCTGACATAAGCGAAATAGGGCCAATTAGGCCATATTTTCCTTGGTACGCTTCGGCAAATTTGTCAGCTAATTCAATGACTTGGTCGTAGAACGTGTTCAAAGCAGAGTGCTTGGAAAAGCTGCGCGTGTTCAGGTGCGTCGAGTGAGCCACATCGCGCGCAAGAAACAGTGTACCTACAAAATCAGCGCAACTCATTACATCATTCCTTCGGGTGCTTCAGGGGCTTGTTCTGGCATTTCCATTTGAGGTTGTTCACCCATCTCAGGTTGCTCACCCATTTCAGGGGCTTCCTGCATCTGTTCGTCCATCTGCGGTACTTCGCGCATCTCAGGTGAACCGCCGATCAAGTCGCCTGTATCCAGTGCGCCTGCAATCGTACCCATGACAATATCTTGAATTTGCTCAGGTGTCATGCTGTTCTGTACCGCAGAGATGCGCTTGGTTTCAGCTTCGTAAGCCTGCACTTCAGCCTTGTACTTGTCGATGGCAATCTTCTGCTGCTCTGCGCTATCTTGGATATTTTCCATGATGTCAGACACGCGGTTGAGTTCTTGCGACAGGGCTTCAATCTGTTGCTTGGCAGCCATGACTTCTGGCGACTGATCGCCTTCTTCCAAGACTTTAGGGTCAAGGATTTTCTTAAACCGTGCTGCCATTTCCTGCGCGCCGGGCCAATCCATGTTCTTGATGAACAAATCGCCAGCCACAGTCCAAAGCTGCGGGTTGGATTGCAGAATCGTTGACATGGCGTCAAGCGCCTCTTGACGCTTGGTCATGTAGCCGGGGCCAGTGGTGACCATAACATCGTATGTGCCGATTGACGGGTTGTAGATTTTCTCTATTATACCGCCGTTTTGGTCGCGGATTTCCTTAACAGGCTCTGGCTGCATTGGATCCATTTTGACCATGCTGACTTCGCCATCAACGCCAATGATACGCGCAATGCGCTGTGTGTCGTAAATCTTGGGGATAATATCGACAAGCTGGCGGGTAATATGACGGATCGCACGGGCTAAGTTATCTACATAGTGATACGTTCCAACATCGCCCTGCTTTTCGCGTGCGGTAATGGCTTTTGCAGACCGTTCGTTGCCTTGTTCGCCCAAAGATGCGTCGTACTGGCCGGTGGTGGACTTAATGTCCTCACCAGCGCCCATTTTAGCCTGTATGAGCCCTGTTTGGGGTAGCGGGGGTGCTGCACGCTGCGGAAGCGGTAATGTGTTCCCAGCGCCGTCTGTGACGTCTGGATTGACTTCCAAATACGGCCAGTTGGTCGTGTTGGCAGTCTTCCACTGGTTTTCGTAGCCTTCAAACTGGCCGCCATAGGCAATAAAGGGCGCTTTTGGCGCCAGCGCAAGCATTTCTGCCTCTTGGCTGGTCCAGTAGTTGTACATACGCTGGGCGTCTTTGGCGTTGCGGACCAGACCAGATACGTAAATTTGGCCTTGCACTTCAAATTCGTTGCCTACGACGCGCACGACGGGTATCCAGCTACCGGGCCACTCGCGTTCGTCAAGCACATCATAGCCATTGGTCTTCATCCACATGACTTTTTTGCGGTCTACTTCGCGTGTGCGGACAGGTTTGCCGTACATGGCGCGTAATTGCTTATCCATGTCGGTGTTTTTGAACGCAGATACGTTATCAGGGTACAAATTCAGCGTTTCACGCTTGCGTTTGTAGTAAAAATACTCCGCGATGCGGACAGTGTCCTCGTCAAGCCATGCGGATAGGCTTTCATCGCCAACGGCGGTAGACATGATCGACGAAATAGGTGACGCGTCTGGAAATTCGCGCTCATACTCTTCTTTGGTCATGTCCTGCGTGACAAAACACCATTCAGCATCAGAGCCGCATGGGTCTTGGATCGTTGGGTCCATGTAGACCGAAAACGAGTTGCGGACGCGCATAATACGAACGTCTTGGTCGAAGGTTTCTTCGTTACAATATTCTGTAATTAGACGAATGTAACCTTCACCATACGTTACCTGATTGTCGCAGGCTGTGTCGTAGGCGACATCAGCGTCGGACATATATTCGATGTGCCGCACGACACCGTCAAAAATAGCGGCGACTTCAACGTCAGCCGTATCATCGACGGGTATTACTTTACCCGCAGGGCGGTTCTGGCGCTGCTCGTTTGTTACTTGACGGACGTGCTGCGGCAGTTTGTTGATTGTCAAGCAAGGACGTGCGTTGATCGTCTGGCCCTGCACCGCGCCGCGGGTCGCCAACACGTCGGCAGGCCACTGCCACTGGTTGTCAGGGCTGCCGGCCATAAACCGTAGATCGTCTAGTTCATCTTCACGGCTGTCCGACAGCGCCGCCATACCCATCTGCATACGATGGCGCATGGTTGCCATTGTATCAGGGTCACCGCGGGTGTTCGCTGGATCGCTACCGCGGTCAGCTACATCGCCTACTTTGTTAATACCTGTCGGATCAGCCATTGTGGTTACTTTTTACCTTTTTTAGCGGCTTCGCGCTTTACGCTATACGCAATTGCAACCGACTGTTTGACAGGCTTTCCAGCAGCAATTTCTGCTTTAATGTTCTTGCGGAACGCAGAACCGCTAGGTGATTTAACCAGCGGCACTTTAGCGTTTCTTTGCCGCTGGCGAAGACTTCATGTCAGTGGTTATGCGTGTGACTTGTACAGGTTTCGGTACAGGTTTTGTCGCTGCAATTTTAGCTGGCATCTTAACTGCCGAGCGCCCGCCCGATGGGTTTGTCGTGCCTTCTTGCGCCGTAATCTTTGCGGCTGCGGCCTTGCGGGCTGGGTCGTTGTTAGCAATCGCGGCCTTTTCAGCCTTTACAGTACCAACTTTGTACAGTGCGCGTGTGTATTTATTAGCTGGCATGATTAAGAACCCATCCATGATGTAGAAATTCCAGCGGCAGAATACCCGCTTGTGCGCCGTCTGTCAACGCGTCCTTGTCGAATATCTATTGACGCGACAGGAAAGGCAAACGTGACCGCTATGGCGTCCGCTGCGTCAGGTGACGCCAGCCCGCGTGACTTCATATCTTTCTTGCTTTCGAGGAACAGCGTACCCTTGCTGTCAGGCTTGGTGCGCGGGCTGATGAGGTCTGTCTTCAGGAACCTATCTGTCGGTATGTGTCCGGTTCTGAGCCAGTCACGCATGGCGCCCCACATCTCTGCGCGCTTGTTGCCCCACATGATCTGGTTCTTGGCCTTATTACCAAAGTTCACGCCGCGTATCTTGTACCGCTGTTCCTTCAGCCGGTCCACGACGCCTGCGCCTAGCCCGCCTTCGTCGATGCAGACCAGTGCAGGCTTGAACTGCTCGATGGCGTCGATGACGTAGCCAGCCACTTCCATCGTGTCTGCGCCGCGGTGTCTCCGCAACTCTAGGATGTCCCGGCCCTGCCGTATGGCGATGACGGTAGCGTCAGCCCCGAAGCGTGCAGGATCGACGCCTATGACGATGGGCGCTGTGTCATCTTTGACAGGTGGCCGCTTCATGGCATCGTCAACCAGATTGCTGCCAATGAACTGATCGTCACCTTCACTGGGGAAGTTACCGTAGACTTCGACACTGGCTTGGTAGCTGTCTGGCCCGTACTCGTCGATGATGCGCTGGTACAGGTGTTTGTCCGTACCCTCGACATCGCGGGCGTCGATTGTGCGTGTTGACCAAAACGCCCGCTTGCTGTGGAAGGTTTCGTAGAAATACCCTGTGTTCCGCCGCGGGTTGGAGAAAGCCAGATGGAAGCGGTGCGGCGTATTTTCTGTAAAGAAACCATCACTCACCGACCAGATGCTGTCAGGTATACCGCTGGCTTCGTCGAAGATTAGCATCACACCGTCGAAGTTGTGGACACCCGCGTAGGCGTCGGGGTTCTCTTCGGACCACAGCCGGCCCTCGACTGACCAGTAGCGCGTGCCTTTCTTCAGGTCGCGCTCGACCAGTTCCGTCAGCCACTTGGCTGGCATGATCCGTGTGGCTGCTATCTCGAACCAGTGACTGTTAAGGCTCATGGCCAGCCACTTGGTAATTTCTGCCCATGTCACTGACCGCAACTGCGCTTCGGAGTTTGCCGACACGATGGTCGTTGATCCAATGCGTGAGGACAGCATCCATATCGTCAACCAACTGACTAAAGCTGACTTGCCAATACCGCGTCCTGACGCAATCGCCATCCGCGCAGTTGAGAAGTCTACCTTACCGTTGTTCTCTTTGATGTGGTCACGCAAGTCAGCTAGTATCTGGCGCTGCCATTTACGCGGGCCGGGGAAGTGTTCCAGCGGCGTACCTTGTTGGCCCCACGGAAATGTGTACAGGACAAATGCTAGTGGGTCATCCTTCAGGGACGGGGACCACAGCCTTGCCATTAACTCCATTTCGTCTTGGGCTGAATATATTGGCGCTTGCATTTGTGTTGTCCTCTAGCTGCGCTGGGGCTGTCACGTCTGTGTACAGCCCTTCGATGACGCGCGTCTGTGCTTTTTCCAGCGCGCCTGTAATGCTTATCTGTTGGTCGATGTTCACGTCAATTTGCTGCTTGGCTACCCAGCCGTGCTGATGCTTGAGTATCTCCAGCGCGGCCTTAGCGTCGCCATCGCGCGCCGCTTCGTACATGGTCTTGCCGGCGGTGTATTCACCGTCGGTGCGCCCCTTGATCTCAGCCATCTCGACCAGCGGGTCGGACTCCGCCAGCACGCGAAACTGCCGTGGGGTCATGCCAGCCGCCATAGCGAGGCTATCACCCTTTAGCCCGTAGCGGGCGGCTTCATAGATTGCCTCCAGCCGCGACTCGGTGGCCTGCGTCCGCTCGGGTGTAAATGGCAGTGAGTAAAAAGTCATTGGGCGTACTATAGTGTGTTGCATCTTAATATGCAAAAAAATAAAAATTGTCTGACACCAACATTTAGAAATAAAAAAAATTGTTTGCGACCCGTGACCGTGTCAGTCACGCGGCGCTCGGCCCTGCCACCCCCCACCCCCTGCCCGGAGCTATTGAGAATGATTCGCAGTAGCAGATTCTGGGATGGCCTTTCCCTTATTGCTAATGACTCGCATTAAGAAAAACATATTGCTGCTGCTAATGCGAATGAGTCGCAACAATCCATGTGGCGCTAGCTTATTGCGAATGATTCGCAGTTAGGCGATCTAGGCTATCCTCTTACAAGTCGCTAACGAATAACTTGACGTTAACGTAAACGTCAAGTCTAGGCGATCTAGGCTATCCTCAAACAAGTCGCCGACGAACCGAGTGATTGCTTTACGTTAACGTCAAGTCTAGGCGATCTAGGCTATCTAGGCTATCGGTTTTCAAGTCGCGCGAAAATAACGCGGCGTTACCGCACGCGGCTATTTTGCATTTTACCCTATAATGCATATAATTTTATTCATTTTATCGGTGACTATAAAACCAATAGCCTAGATCGCCTAACTAGGCTTGTAACGCGCGCAAATGAGCCGTTTAAAAATAGTCATTTTACCCGGTCGCATAGCCTAGATTGCGCCTATTTTACGCTTGCAACATATTTTGTTGTTGACATACTATTTAAGAAGGTAATATAAGAGGGCATCAACAACGCAATGGAGTAAGTAACATGATTGACTACGTAGACATCGCAAATCGCCGCTGGACTATCCGCCGGACTTGCATCGACACACCGGGCCGCGCATATGCTGCCCGCCTTGTCGATGACTTTGACCGCGATGTGTTGCCAGAATTAGGCATCGGCTTTTACGCCGAAACAATTGACGACATCCGCCACCAATTAAACGGGGGTAACTAATATGAGCCGCGAATATATCATATGGGGCAAGCCACCGCATAGCGATGACGAAACTCTTTTAGTGTCCGAAACCGCGGGCATTGCCAGCATGGAACAAGCGCAACGCGTCATCGCAACGCTAACAGACGTGCACGGGTGCACTCAATGCCGTGTGCAAGTGTTTACGCTTGGCAACGGCGCAGACGTTATAAACGCATTTAAAGGAGCAATTGCATGACACAGAGAACCCGCGACTATCGTTTTGATCTTATCGACAAAGCTAACGCAATGGGCATAACCCTTGACGGGGAGATTGCTGCCATGGCTGGCGCTCGCAACACCTTTGGTGTTGTCCGCCTGTTGAGCGGCAAGGGCGGCGATGTCGAATATTCATGGTCTGCCATTGCGCGCATTTTAGACAACGGCGGCAAGTTCGTTAGCTAACGCCACCGGAGCGCGGAGCAATCCGCGCCGAGGCTGGCGCTAGTGCCAATATAGGAGTGAGTGACATGACTAAATTCGAAACAGGTAAAACATACTATACCCGTAGCGTTGCGGATTATGACACGATTGTGCGCGTCACTGTCGCCAAGCGCACCGACAAGACAATAGTGACCGCGCTAGGCGACCGCCTACGCATTAACGTCTGGAATGACGTGGAACAGGTCAAGCCTTGGGGTTCGTTCTCTATGGCGCCAATCGTGGGCGCTGACCGCTTACTGGATGCCGTAGCATGATCGCGCACGCTTTAGCCCTAGCGGGCTTTGCCGCCGTGCTTGTGCTATCAATCACAGCAATCATCATCACATTAAAAGGAAACTGAACCATGACTTGGACAATCGACGGATGCATCTCAATGCAAAACTTGGACATCGTGCGCGGCGATAATCGCATCGCTATGCTTGACTGCGAAAACGAGGCGCTATGCGATGGCGACATTCTCGCCAACGCCCGGCTAATCGCCGCCGCGCCTGACCTATTGGCAGCATTGGAAGCATTTGAATTGTGGACGGACGCGCTGGCAAACGCTGGTGAAATGACACCCGACGCATGGGTTGAGTTGGACAAGTTGCACCAAAAGGCTTGCTCGGCAATCGACAAAGCAAAAGGAAACTGAACCATGACAGACAACCAATTCAATTTTGCAATTCACGCCGGCGCGTTTGTGTTCATCGTGCTTGCCATTAACATTTACGCAGCATTTCAAGGAAACTGAACCATGACACAAGATCGCAATTATCTCAGAATGTTGTCAGATGCAGAGCTCGTGCGAACAGCATTAGACCGCAACCACGAACTGGCTGTAGTGTTAGCCGAACGCCTTGCCGAACTGCTAAACGTTGAGGCGGAACTAGCAGACGCAAAAGCCGAAATAGAGGACTTAGATAAGCACTGGACTAGGAGCAGGGAGGAAGCCAACGCCCTGAGCGCCGAATTAGAGGCTATCTACACCCTGACAACCAAATGACCGCGTTATTGGCTGGCGCGGCCCTTTTCCTATTAACCTTATTATTAGAGGATTGACCAATGAACCAATACGAAATCGCAATTGCGGGCCTGTTAGGGCTGCAAACCATTACATTAATCATTTTATGGCGGACGCATTTAGATCGTGAATGGTTCCGCATGGCATGGCTACGCGAGGGAACCGAATTACTAAACATCAAACGGGAACAAGAAAATGATTAAGACACCACAGCAAGCCGCGCCATTAGGGCGTAAATACAGAGTAAGCTCAGAGTCCGCATGGCCATTACGCGACTTAAACGGGAAAACGTGGGCCGAACGCCGCAAAGAAAAGGAGCAAGGCAAGTGAGCCGCCCTATGTTTTACCCAATGGGCCCTATGGCTGTAGGCGATACCGCGACAATGCCTGCAGACAAGCCCGGTATGGCAAAACGTATTAGTCGCAACACATCACAATATGGCCAGCGGCACGATAAACATTTTATCTGTCGAACTAAAGATGGTTTAACCACAATTACAAGGATGAGGTGATTTATGCCAAGAGGAATAATAGAGCCGTGGGACGATGAAATGTTTGCCCGCGCAGCAGGATTGAAACGAGCGGGGTTTAGCTCAAAAGTAATTGCCGAACGTCTAGGCGTCAGCGTGGGTTCATTGCGTATGCGTATGCAAAGGGGCAACGTCAAAGCTAGGTTAGATGGGCGCGGGGGCAATTACGGAATTGGAGAGCAGTTTAAAAAAGGCCCTGTTTCGTTACGCAACATGGAAGAAACATTTGACGCAATGGTATTGATGACATCGCCAGAGGAACAAAGCAAATGACCGACCAAAATGGATATATGAAACTGACACGCACCCCTGCGGTGCGTTCATCTAATGACCCCAACACCTTTACCAACCACCTGACTACCGCAAGCGGCGGAATAGGCGATAGGGTGACGGATGAAACCGCCACGCATTACATGATGCATCACTTTTGGATCGAAGAAAAGAAATGACGATGTTTTTATTGTTCGCCTTCGTCATAGGCGCAGCATACATATGCGGAAAGGATTACCCATGACTGACAAAATAAATTACCGCATGGACCCTAAAACCGGGCGACCCTTGCACCTTTTTGGTGATCGCGCTGTTGTCCTGAATGATGACGGCTCGACAGTGACCGAGCACTACGACGAAAACGGCAGACTTTACAGAACCAGTTACAAGTCAGTCCCCTACCCTAAAGATTGGAAACCAGAATGACTGAAAGACTTTCACTAGGAGGGCGGCTGCGTATGGCGGCTGCTTGCCCTGATGCCAACGCCCCTCTTTTGGCGGAAGCGGCTGACGCCATCGAACAGCACGAAGCCTTCAAGCAGAAGGTAAGTTATGCGATAGAGGACGCGACGGATAGAGATTTGCCTGTAGCCGTCCTCCGCCGCTTCATCATCGGCGCAGACAAGCCTGACGCGTTGGTGGATGTATGGGGCGACTTGTTCGTGAAATCCTACAACTTAGACCAATTCTGTGACGCACTAGAAGCCCGTGGACTAGAGATAAGGAGTAAGACCGATGACTGAAGAAGAAATAGACGCATTTGAGAACTACGACCAACGCGCAGAGGCTACGCTGGCCTATCGCCTGATGGAGCATCTTGCCTTTAGGGGCTTGATAACTGACATCGAAGTGAGCAATCTGCGCTTTCCACCTTGCGAACTAATCTTAGACGCCGAAGAAGCATGGGACGAATAAAACGTGTCGATTTTCTAACCAGAATATCCCGCAAACAGGCGCACGGCTTTGGTTTGCGGGATAGGCGCTTACAATAAAAAACCCCCGGCGGAGTGAGGACGCCGGGGGTTTAATCAGGTTAGCGGAGCATTGCCAACCCTAACAGTATATCATCGCACTATATCAAATGTCAATTCTTACCGATGTTTGGAATAATGCTGTTCTTAGGCAACTCTTCCGCCATGCGGCGCAACTCTGATTTGCTGTGCTTCTTAACCAGATCAGGCGCGACAAAAATATGCTTTTTGGTAGGCAATTCGGTCGAACCGATTCGGCCCATGTCAATCCAGCCCGCTTCCTTCAGAGCATGAAGCAATGCAGCTTGGGGGACTTTGACGCCAGACGGCACGTTGATCGCCAGCGCGTCACAGATACGATGGAACGGCCCACCGATGACACCATCAGAAAAGACGCCCGACTTAGCCCGCATCAGGTCTACCAGATAGCTTTCGGCTACGCTCATGCCATGCTCGACCATGTTTAGCTTCCATTCGGTCACTGGCGGCGCAGCAGCAGGGTTAAACGCTGTAACGTCACGTTGATGCAGCCAAGCGGCGCACTTCTCATACCCGCCCGCCTTATACCAATCCCATAGCGCCTTAGCTGCGGGCGCTGTCATGCGCGGTGCTCGTGTCCAGACGCAGAACCAGCGGCGATCCTGTGTTGGCAGTGTGATAGGCAACGGGTCATTCGTGTAGGCGACCACCATCAGGCGGTTGACCAACTCATAGGGGTGCATTCCTTTACGATTGACGGACAGCGTCTCAGGCGGCGCAGCAATCAGCGGCTTCAGCTTGTTAGCCATAGCGCGGCGCTCTCTTGCCTCTGGTTCTTTTAACTCGTTCAGGATGACCACCTCAGCCTCAAGCGCATAACCCCATTGGCTATCCAACCCGCCAGCCTCGATGACTGACCTGTTGCGCCAATGCTTACCACCCAGCGCCCAAAGGAACGGCTGAAACATACTATCCTTGCCCGCGCCTTCATCGCCGCCGATAAGGATTGCATGGTTAATCTTAACGTTGGGGTGCTGTATCTTGAACGCCATAGCGTCAAGGATATGATCCAACTCGACATCATCAGCTACCAGATTGCGGCAATGCGCTAACCAAGGCTCAACGTCATGATCCGCGATTGTGTCGCTAAGGGCTACATCAGGGCGGGCGTTTGTCCATCTGTTGCCGTAGACCAACCCGTCGCGGGTCACCAGAACGTCATCGCCAGCGGCAAACGTCACTGCTGCCAGTGCAGGCGCACCGCGCTCTTGGCGGCGCTCGTCAAAATAGATGGACGATTGTACGCGCTGCGTCTTTTTGTGGATGGAGCGGCAGTCAATATGACGGAACAAAGCGTTAAAGACGTTGCGAGCTATCTCTTGACGTGTCACCATGTCGAAATAGCAGTCATCAGATTGGATGTAAGCAAAACGCTCGAACCACTCGCTTTGTTCCAGCCGTCCTGCTTCTTTCTTTTCGACCTCACGCACACGCGCCGCGGCTTCATCAGGGAATGCTTCCGTCGGCGCTATCTTGTCATACATGGACGCCATGCGTTCAGCGATTAGTTCGTCACGCAAGCCTGGCGTCACCTTCGGGCCACCTTGGTCGGCTACCCAATCAAGAAAGGTGCGGCTGTCTAAATCTTGGCAGTGGCCATGATAGCAGCAGAACGAACGATCCAGCGGCTTGTAACGCGCCTCAATCATGCCATCGCTGTGGTGTTCATGGTTAGGGCAGACGATAGCGCACCAGCCGTCAGCATTGGGCGCGCTCAGAACTAGGTTGTTTTCGCTTAACCATGTCAGGACATTGTCCAACCCACTGTCGCGCAAATGCACAGCCTTAAACTCTGCGGTGTCGCCTTCGGCTGGCGTGACTTCCAGCGCACTACAAATCTGCTCTAAAGTGTATTCGCGCTCTGGGTGAAACTCGACCAGCCGCGCAGGAAAGCTGCCGCGTCCGCGCTTCATGTTGACGCTGCCGGGGATACGACAGTTGCGGACGGCGTTAGTCGCGCCCGGATCAGTGTAGCCAGCGTCTGCAATAGCTTTGACAGCCGCGCAGAAGTCGCCCTTGTTTGGCTGTTCGTTGAACGCATAGCCCCACTGGAACGAACCTTCGCTGGTTTCCAGTATCCATGTCGGCGCAAGCGGCGGCGTCTTTGACTTTGTGCCTATGTCGTCCAGCATCATGAACAGGACAAACTCGACGTTGCTCGACTTGGCAGCGGGCTTGCCGTCTACAAAGCGGTCAACAACGAACGATCCTGTGTTGATATACCAAGCCTCGCCTTCTTTAATGCGGGCCTTTTCAGGTAGGAATGCAGGGAAGGTGGCCTTGGGCGCTCCGTCTGCGTGAAAGATAAAGTTGCCTTCGCTGTCATGCGTGGGCTTCTGACGAACCAATAAAGCCGTTTCGCCTACTGTATCAGTAGCCAATCCGGTTATATAGTCGATAAACTTCTGGCGATCCTCACTCATCGCTTGCTCCTTATTTTCCATAACGATCCATGATAGCCACTTCAGCGTTCAGGGGAAGCCCTGTTGCCCAAGGTGGCGGCGTACACATTGTCTGCACCAGCCGCGCCGCTGCGGCCTCTGCATCTTCTTCTGGCACTTCCAAAACGATTTCATCATGGCAGTGCAAAACTACATCGTCGAGTTGACGTAAGGCGTAGCGCAGCAAGTCGTTGGCGACAGCCTGTGTGATGTTCTCACACGCCAGACCGCGCCATAGCCGCGCCCTTGGCCACTCCTTAGCGTCGGCTGCGGGCTTCCAAGAAGCCTTCGCGTAGGTCAGGTTGCCTTCCTCGTCGAAACGGGCGAAAGGATAACATAACACACGGCCAGACGGAAGGGCATACCAAAGATGCAATCCGTCGAATAAATATGTAACGCGCCCCACTGTAAACTCACGGTTCTTGTTCCGCATGGCACGCATATAAGTTTCTTCAAGGCCAGACCAGTACGGCACGGCCCACTTGTTAGCCCTGCGCCATGCGTCCACCATGCGCTTGGCATCGCTCTCTGACATCAGCAGGCCGTAGATACGGCCCATGCTGGCAAACGCACCAACGCCGCCGGCAAAGCCGCACGCCAACTCTTGCACCTTGCCAACTTGGCGCATGTGTGTGGTGACATCGCCGTAGCCCACAGAAAAGGTCGCCATAGCGTTGTGCTTGTACACGTCCTCACCCTTGGCAAAGATGTCCAGCTTGCGTTCACCAAAGATACTGTCGGATGCCCACGGCGTGACCCGCGCTTCGATTGCGGCCCAATCGGCAACAACAAGGCGCTTGCCTTTGCCCGCCATCAACGACGGGCGCAACATACCTTTTAGAACGTCAGTTACGCGGCGGCCATGTTCGGGGACGATTCTGTGCCCGCGCACCATAGCCTGCCGTACTAATGCCGGGTTTCCTGCACACTTTCTTGGGAAGTTGTGTACCTGAAGCCCATATGATGAAGCACGGCCAGTAGCACTCCCTCCTGCAAACACAAACGCTCCTCTAACCTTATGATCCTCCTCGTCAGCAAGCGCCGCGGCGCGCTGGAATTTAGCGACGGACGATGCCCAGAGATCGTCCGCGCACTGGATAACTTCCGCAACTTCCGATGGTACTTCATCTGGATTATCCCCTGCCAGCGCAAGCAAGTTAGCCCGCACGTTCTTGTCGATAGATAGCTTAGGTTCGCCGTCTTTGTAAATGGTCGCCAGTTCAAGCGCCTGCGGCCCTACCCTGTCCAGCACCCACTTCTTCATCTTGGGGCTGCGGACGGACTTTATCTCGCCGTTGGTTATCTCTGCGACAATGTCTTGTATCTCAGCCAATTCAGCTTCAGCGTAGCGGACAGCCGCCTGCGCTAAGGGCCTGTCGAGCAACACGCCGCGGTCATTGATCCGCTCGTTGACATGATAGTCAGCCAACTCTTCGTCGGACAGCGGACGCTGCGCCTGCGCTATGGCACGCATGGCCCGCACGTCTTGTTCGCAATAGTCAACCATCTCTTGCATCAGCTTGGCGTCTTCGCGGAATGTGCCGTCTGATTGCGGGATGGATAGCAAGCGGATCAGTTGTCCGCCGCGGTGGTCTTTCTTCATGGTCGCGCCAGCAAAGCGGCCCACATCCTCAAGGCTGCCGGGCGCACAGTTGGCGCGGGCTTGTGTTGCAGTGCAATAAAACTGCTCCAGCTTAAACTCGACCTGAAGGACATACCAGAATATCAGGCGCTCGAACGCTGCGTTGTGCGCGTAGACTAGCCCCTTGTGATCCTTGACGGCTTGCGGGAAAGGCTCACTGGGGAGCCACGTCCGCACGTCTTCGTCATCAAATGCGTATGACATACACAGCACGTCGGTGCTGGCGTCCTGCGCGTAGTTGTAGACGCCGCGGCTGCGTAAATCGCACCGGCTGCGCGTCTCAAAGTCAACCCATAATTTAGACATAGAAGTTCTCACTCTTCTGCTACTCGCCGGAGCGCCCCAACGCGCCCCGGCTTTCGCGCCCCTTAAGCTACGCGACGACGACGACGCGCACCTTCAGCGGCTTCAGGTTCCGCAGCGACTTCCAACTCTGCTTCCTCTGTCTCTTCAACCGTATTTGCATCCATAGACACCCAATCGGCAATCTCAAAAATAGGCGTAAGCACCTTGCCATACTTCTTGTGCATATAATGCTCGACCTTCAGTTCGATTAGCGGCACAGGCTTGGTCTGGTCTTTCTCGACCTGATCCGCAACGGCAACTGCCAAGGCTTGCACTGCACGCTTGCCGCCAACTGATGTAGCGGTAAAGCGTGCCTGCATTCCCTTGTCTTCGCCGTTGGTGCAAACAAGCATCATGCCAACTTGCATTTCCCAGCCGCGTTCTGCACCTGATGGTGCTGGCTCCAACTCTGGCAGCGGCTCTGACACCGGCACCAGCTTCTCAGCCAACACTTCGCCAGTGCCCCAAGCAATGTAGCCGTGGACGAACGAAAACGGGTTAGCGGCCCAGAGGCTGCCTTCTTCGATTTCGGTCTGGTCTGCACCGAAAACCCAATGGCCTGTCTTGTCCATCTTCAGGATGACTGTGCCTGTTGGCCCAACTTCCGTTTGGATGGAGCGCAGCGCGCCAGAGAGTGACTGAACGGACGGCAAGTTAGCGCCGCCAAATGTAGTGATATTCGTCATTATATTGTACCTTTTCACGTTACTGGATTTTGGCCATAGCTTTGGTAAGCATCTGACCGATTTGTAAAACCTCTGGCCGAGAATCACTTTCCGGCGCAAGGGTTGAACCACTGGAGACAGCGACAATTAAGTCAGCCGGCAATTCTATCTTGGCTTTCTTCAAAGCCTTTTCTGCTTGGGCAGGCGACAACGGCTTGGGATCAGCCCATGCCTCAACGCCCGCTTGGGTCATGAAGGCTACAGCTTTATCCTCGTTTGTCCACTGTCTTGTTGCACGTTTGTTGACCAGCTTCCAGCCGGGGACTTTTGTCCCGCTTTCTAGAAGGCCATGCGCCAACTGCTGCAAATCGCGGATGAACGCTTCGACCAGCGGCGCCTGTTCCAGATAGTGTGCTATCTGATCCATTGGCAGCGCGTCAATCTTGACTTTCAGTGCGCGGTCTACAGCGCCCGTCATGACAGGGCAGACAGGCTTGGCCGCGCACCACTTGCAATGGTCGCCTGACGCCAACGGCGCGTCTGGGCGCATGGCAATCTTGACGGCAGCGGCAAGTTCTTTCTCGAACGCGTCAACGCGGTCCAGTGTTGTCAGCCAACGCTTAACATAGGGCGGCTGTACAATGATTAGTTCTACTTCTTTGGCTCCGTCGAAAGCCCACGCCGTTTCCGCCGTTCGCCTAGCTGCCGCAGCGTAGAAGAGCAACTGCGCGTTTTCTTCCGCTTCCACAGCCACGCCATCGCCAAACTTCCAATCCAAAACAATCGCTCGATTACCAATGCGGCCAAGAAGATCGGTAGAACCAAAAACGTCAGGCAGAAAATCACCAAAACCAACCCGGCTCTCAACAGCATATTCCATCTCCAAATTAGGGTCAACCTGAAGCAGCCCTTCCAGCGCGACGTGTAGCTTGGTGTCGATCAAGTCTTGGGTCAGCACCGCATCGTTGTGCTTGCGACCCAAATATGATTCAGGTGACCCATCCTTGTCCAGAATGTCCGCGATGGTGTCATGCAAGAGCGTGCCTTCGTCGGCGTAGCTGCTGCTGGGCTGGGGTGGCATCTTGTCCACCAGCGCAACGCTGCCGGGGCAGTTGATGACGCGCTTGGCGGTCGAACCGCCGACTATCTTACTATGTTGCATACTGTACCTCACTTTACTGTTTGGACCCCCACCATACAGACAACAAAATTTGATGCAACCCTTGAAATGCAAAAAATTTTGTAGTAGCCTTCTTGCATGACTGAGAAAGAAATAGAGCGGTACTTCTGTAAACGTGTGCGGGCGCTTGGCGGCTTTGCTTACAAGTTCCGCAGCGTTACGCAGATAGGCGTTGCCGACCGCATAGCTTGTATGCCCAACGGCGAGGCTTGGTTCGTAGAGATCAAGCAGCCTAACGGGCGGCTGTCTGCGTTGCAGCGTATATTTTCAGACGAGATGGCACACACCAAGCAGCACTACGCGTGTCTGTGGTCGATAGAGGACATAGACGCATGGCTCAAACGCTTCAGCTAAGACCGTACCAAAACGACGCCGCTGGGTTCTTGTACGAACGTGACCGCGCCATGATCCTTGCGCCTGTGGGCGCTGGCAAGACTGCCATTACCTTGTCGGCAATGCAATGGATGTTGGATGACGGCCATGTCAAACGCTGGCTGGTGGTAGCGCCCAAGCGTGTCTGCACGGATGTCTGGCCTGTGGAAGCGCCCAAGTGGTCTAGCCTGACGCCCGCGTTGGCTGTCGGTACGCCCGCGCAGCGCACAGCCGCAATCGAAAGCGGCGCCAGTGTGGTGGTCATCAACTACGACAATCTGGACAAGCTAAAAGATTTATCAAGTTTTGATGGGGTGGTGTTTGACGAACTGACGCGGCTGAAGAACCCGTCAGGCAAACGCTATAAGGCAATGGAGAAAATTATGTCTACGATGAGGATAAGGTGGGGACTGACAGGATCGTTTACGTCGAACGGCCTTGAGGATGTCTTTGGCCAATGCAAGATAATTAACCAAGAGTTGTTGGGCCGTGCCAAGGGTGCGTTCTTGCAACAGTATTTCATCTGCACCAACCGCGACTTCGGTCAGTGGGTTCCCGCAGCCGGCGCACTGGAGCAAGTCATGGCCCGCATCCGCCCTGCGACATTTGTGCTTGAGCCGGGCGAGTACAAGGACAAGCTGCCGCCGTGCCATGTCACTGAGGTGCGGGTCACGCTGGATGACCGCGCGCCATACGAAAAGATGAAGCGGGAGTATGTCGTGCGCTTTGGTGAAGACCAGATCGTAGCGCAGAACGCAGCGGCGGTAACGACCAAGCTGCAACAGATGGCGTCTGGCTTTGTCTACAACCGCGACGGCGGGTCTGGGTCGATATGGTTTAGCCGCCACAAGTTTGACAGGCTAGAAGAGTTGCTGGCGGAGAACCAGCGGGCGAACACCATCGTGGCGTACACGTATCAGGAAGAGTTGGCGGAACTAAAGCGCCGCTTCCCACACGCAAAGACGATGGATGATCCTAACATCATCGAACGCTGGAACGCAGGCGAGGTCGAGTTGCTGTTGGCCCACCCTAAGTCGGCAGGGCATGGCCTGAACCTACAGCATGGCGGATGCCATATGGTGTTCCTGTCGCTGCCGTGGTCGCTGGAGTTGTACGAGCAGACTGTCGGGCGCCTGCACCGCAGCGGGCAGACAAAGGATGTCTGGGTCTACGTGATGCTGACCGAAAAAAGTATTGACGAACGCATATGGGCGGCGCTGCACGACAAGCGTACAGTGTCCGACCTAGCATTAGAGGAACTGAAAAATGAGTAAACTAAACTGGCGGTCGATGATTGCCGTGCTGTCTGACCTTACGGAAGACGAACTGAAGCAGGCGCTGGACGCTGAACTGAAGACGCACAAGCGGCCAGCCATAGCCCGGCGGCTGCACCAGCGTTACTCTGCTATGCGGACGGCGCGGGAGCGCGTGGACATCATGAAGGGGCTGAAGAAATGACAGACCATGCGGCTGCCACCGTAGAGGCGCTGGAAAAGATAATCGCCATGCTGCGGGCAGGCCATGCACCTGAAGACTTAGGTGAGGCGGTTATTCTACTAGGCCGCCTCATGGCTAGGCGCACCTAGCATTTCAGTTGTGACCATGACGCGGCCCACAGCGCCGTACTCTTTGTGGTACGTGATGGCCCAAGCCGCACGGTCTGCAATCCAACCGCCGCGTGCAGCGTAGGCATCCCTAGCGGCAAGTGTAGGGTGTTGCACAACTGTCACACCATTATATTCTTTCTCGTCACGGTGATGGCGGTGGCCGCAGTGTATTTCTCTGCGTGTCGTGCGGCCCCACTCTCGCGGGAACTGCGCGGCGAACAGTAGCGGCAGTGATTCGTTTTTGACCTTGTGGCCGTGGTGAACGCCTATCATGGTGGCGCCCCACTCAAACACGTAGAACGGCAGGACGCTGTCGTTGACAGTGACGCGTGGGTCTTCTTCGTAATGCACTGCGAACAAGTCAGCCAACCAGCCGCTGCTCTCTTCGTCGTGATTGCCTTCGGCTATAATCAGATAGACTTCCTGATGGCGCTGCAAACAGACCGCCATCAGTGAGCGGATGATCCGTATGGCTGCCCGGCGTATCTTGGGGAAGCGGCTGTCTGCGTCCAGAACGTGTCTGGACACCGGCGTCACAGGCATCTTGCCGTCAGTGTGCAAGAAGTCACCTTGGATGTTGAGTACTGCTGTGTGTGCATTAGGGCTTTGATTGACCATCTGTACCAGCGCAGCAAGGATAGTCTTTTCTGCTATGGCTATGGACCAATCAGCGCCGCCTTCCTGATGCCATGCCAGCATACCGAGGTGGTAGTCAGTGAATGTATACAGGTTACATAGATGGTCTTGGCAAGCCGCTGGCGCGACGACAATATCCGCTGGCTGTATCTGGTCCTTGAAGCCAGCGACTGTCTCACGCATGGCGTCAACGAGCGCCTCATGCGTCAGCGATGCTTTGACCCACTGGCCTGACGGTTTGCCTTCGGAATTGTAGTAGGTTGACACGCCCTTGGTGACGTAGCCCTGCGGCACTGGCCGGGTGAAGTCGTTCTCTGGTGCGTAGCCCTGCAACGCCGCCTTCTTCTTGACGGCTACGTAAGCATCGCTTGCGGCGCCTATGTTGACACCCATTGCAATCGACGCGGCCCTAGCGCCGCCGTGTAATTCGATAGCCTCAAGCATCTCACGCTGGCGGGGCGTACAATAGTTGTACAAGTTTGGGTCTATGGATATGGATGACGCCATTTACTTGCCTTTCGGGCAATCAGCCTCACAGATACAAATAAAGGCGCTGTTATGCGCCTCTATTTCTCTGACAGTTTCTGATGTGTCTTGCGTCGCGTCGTAACTTATAGGCTTTGCAATAGCGCAATAACTATTTACGGGAACGGTCGAAACGGTCGCGCAGCCGTTCGTCACGCTCAGGATCAGGGGCGCTAATAGCAGCAGCGCCAAGTTCGATTTGCCGATTGATCTCATCGTTCGCTTCCTTGATAGCCATCTGACGTCCTTGCTGCCGCAACTTGTTCTCACTCCACGACGCCCAAAGGCGGTCGAGCAGCGACAGCAAAGACGAAAGTAGCTTTATCATTACTCAGCGGATTGTGCTGGGGACTCAACCAAAAACATAGCTGCGACGCCTGCAAGGCCAGCAATAGCGGTAGCAATGGCTGACCATTCTTCACTGGACAAGCCAAAGGCTAAGGCAATGCCAGCAAAGCCAGCGTAGGTGCTAGGCTCTTTAAGACGGCTAACTAAAAAAGATACGAGTTTCATGTTATTTCTCCTTTGGATAAAACGCCCAAGGCAGTTCCCAATGCGGGCCGTCCTTGAACGCACGCCAATCTCCGCCCCATTGAAGCGGGACTTTCTCATCCGCCGCAGCGGCTTTAATTATTTTAGCTAACTTGTGATACAGCGGCCAGTCCCAACGCACTTCGCCCGCAATCATTGGCGCCAGATCGACAGCGTGTCCAGTGATGTGACGTGAGTTCATTGTCTTGGATGCTCCTTGACTAACTAACTGCTTCTGTCGTTCGACGCTACGTAGACCTTCTAATACAGTAAAGTCAAGGTCTGATAGCGCAGCCGCCTTTTTGACGATGCGAACCAGATCAGGGTGGACGCCTTCAAGACGCGCCAATGACCGTGCGCCTAGAATGATAGTCATGTAAAGCCTTTCACTATTATGCTTATCAATATGCCAATCAGCAGCATGATGATTGTACCAGCCGCTTTCATACCAATGCTTTCCAGACGCTTCAGCCGCTCGCAGATACTCTCGTACCTGAACGCGCAGACTTGTTCGTGCGTGTCGAGTTGCGCTTGAGTTTGGTCAACAGTGTTCATCGTCAGCGCCTTTTACTGGTTAAAGTATTGGTTTAGAATTTGTGCAATGGTGTTGCGCGACGAGGGGCTTAACTGACGTTGCACTTGTTCAGACATACGCACGGCTGTCGGGAATTGGTTCATGGCCGCACCCATGTTGGACCCACTCTCAAATGCTTTTGCCAATTCTTTCTGCACCTTGGGCGACAAGATAGCGCGCTGTACTTGGTTTGCGCCCTGCGCGCCATACGCCGCTTGGGGTGATACGACGCTTGCCATACCGCGCACGCCGCGCGACAAGTAGCTAGGTTGTTGTCGGGTTAAAAGGTTTCCGCCAGCCGTCGCGCCGCGCCCTTCCAATTCAGCCATACGGTTAAGAGATTGCAATTCATCCGCCGTCATCTTCATGGCGTTATAACGGCGCGGATCGGCAAGAGCCATGCCCGCAATATCAAACTGGCCTGTACCCATGATGTCTTCGACAATCTTTGGGCGCTCACCGCCCATAAGCGCAATCATTTCGTCAGGGCTTTCTTTAGTTAGCCGCGCGCCTTCGCCCGCCAACTTTTGACGGTTGACTGTTTCAAAGCCTTGGCGGGTACGGGTAAGATAATCTTTCCAACCCACACCGCCGGCGCTTTCGATAGCATTGTCAATCATTTCACGGGCGCTGGTCAACAGTGACGCAGTGCGCTCCTTAGTGCCCGACCCCGGTTGTTGCCCACTAAGCAGCGTATCTACAATGTCGTTCAAACCGGTCTTGCGAATTTGGTACAAGTCGCGCGCGTCAATGACACCGTTAGCGTCAGCCAAACCTTGTAAGTCATCAGCTAAAGTTACAAGCGCCCTTTTCTGAAGTTTATCTGCGCGTGTGGCAGGCTGCGCTGCCATACTGCGAAGCTGTTGCACGATAGGCCCGACCGTCAACGGCTGCATACCTTCCGCAGCCAAGTCAGCTACAACATCCTCCATGTCGCGTGCAGTATCCCGCAGTTTAATTTGCGCTGCGATAGCATCGTCAGCGCGCTGCCCAGCACCTTCAGCTATTTCACCAGTGCGATTAATTGGTCCGCCCTGCGTAAAAAATTCTGGGTTCTGAAACGCCGTGTCTATTTGTTCGCGCGAACGGCCTTCCAGCCCCCGCATACGAGGTACAACACCAGATGCAGTAATCTCGTCTGCACGCTGGCGCGCAGCGTTTGCCAATGCTTCGGCAGCGGGTACGGTTTCGCCCGCAATGTTAGCGCGGGCAAGTGCCGCGTCGCGGGCAGGACCAGTAGCTGTACTGACCTCACGGCGGCCAGTTTCGGCGGCGGCTCTTCGTGCAGTTGCGTCCTCGCCGCCTGAAATAGCCGCCATGCGAGCGTTGCGCGCTTCTTCTTGCGCGGCCAATGTAAGAGCGCGTGTGTCAGGGTCAATTTGTTCAGCTACAATCTTACCCAAGCCGAAGAACTTGCTAGGCTCTATTTTAGCGGCAAGAAGAACTTGCTGCGCTAAACGCTGATCGTCAGGCGACAGACTTGCAAACGCTGCTTTGGCAGCCTCTACGTCTTTACCTAATGCATCACGAATAATTTGTCCCGCCTTAACCGCGGGCATACGCGTAAGGTCAATGGCCCTGCCGCCAAGCTGCTTTAGTACAGAACCCACAACAGGTAGCCCTGCGCCAAACATTGCGCCTTCAGATACATCTTGTCCTGTCAATGCCGCGGTAGCTGCGCCCGCCGTACCGCCGCCAGCGGTCCGCAAAGCAACGCGACCTAAACGTGTGGGCGCTTGCACGCCAATGCCGCCAGAAGAAGCGGCGCGCGCGACATTTGCCAAAGCGTTGCCGGCTACAGGTATGTTTTGTAGCAATGGCGCAGCCAATTTAGCACCGCGCGAAACTGCTGCGCCCGGCCCTATTGATTGCCCAAGGGCGCGCGCAAGCGGGCGTTCTTGAGTTACCAAAGCATTTGATAGCGCGTTAACTGCGCGTTGACGCTGCCCCTGCGCTTGTTGTACTGCTTCCTTACCAAAAATCAGTCTTGATATAGGGTCTGTAATCATGGCGGCGGCGTTGTACGCGCCTTCAGGAATACCAATCAAAGTTTCATTGATGGTGTCTAGTACAGTATCGACCGCGCCGATGCCGGACCCCTTAGTGCGCGCGGCAGCCTTGCCTGACTCTGGAAACTGAGCCAGAATTTTAGCCTTGACTTGTGCGTTGGTCGCGCCGGCGGGGCCAACAATGCGGTAGGTGCGACCGTTAGGCGCTCTCATTTCATACGTTGGCATTAGTTACCTACCTGTTTAGCAGTGCCCCAACCGTCGCTAGATTTAGTCGGCGTGCTTCGTTTGGCCGCGCTGCCGCCGAAGTCAATCTTGGCTACGGTTGCTTTAAGATTTTTTAACTCGCGGTCTATCTCAGGCGTCCACATGACGCCAGCAGCAGCCTTGGAGTTTTCAATAAAGCGAATAGCGCGATCCAACTTTGCTTTGCGCGACTTCGGTGTGTCTTGGTATGTGGGAACATAGGTGTTTTTATAGTTGGCTTCCTGCGTCTTCGACGTACCCGCACCCGTGTTGATAAACGTAACGCCGTCCAGCAACGCCAAAAGTGCGCCTTCAAACCGTTGACGTGGACCGCTCTGGGCAAACTTGCGGGCTTCGTCGCCGTAAAACGGAATTAGTGATGCTGCGTATTCGGTTCCGCTGGGGGCCGCGGCGGCGGATGACTCAAGCAGCGCAGCGGTCGCCTCTTTCATTGAGTCCGTCATGTTCTGAGAAACTGTCCCAAACCGGCGCTCACCTTCGGTCGAGGGCTTGGCTTTAGCCCCTGATCCTTTAATTACAGCTACTGGGGCGCCAGCCGTCCCGCGACCGCCGCTTGTGTTGCCTGTCTCAAACTCACGCATGGCCTTAGCTATCGCAGGAACTTGCGCTGCCGTTAGTGGTGCGTTAATGTCAACGCCAGCTTTCTGTGCAACGTACTTCTTGTAGTTGCTGACAGATGCGGCGCTGTTTTCTGGCCCTTGCGGCGCATAACGATCAATAATCTTGTTGACCGTGTTAAAGCCTTTGTTGATGTAGCTGCCGCGCAGCAAGTTTTCTTGTGCGGCAATACCGGCTTGCGGCGTATTAAAAGTAGCAAAGCCGCCGCTTGCGCCAGTGTAACCGGCTTGCGATTTAGCAAACGCGCCATCCTTGAGCGCGCCGGGGTTGGTCTGCAACGCGGCAGCAACGCCGCCCTTACCGGGCGCGCCTGCGGATGGCGCTGGCGTAGCAAACCCACCGCCGCTTTTGCTGGGCATAGGATAAATGCTGCCATCGTCGCCCTTGACGTAAGTCATACCTTCAGCCACGCCAATGCGTGAGCCGGGGACTTCGGTCGCCATGCCGCGGCCATACTTAGGCATGGAGATTTCGCGCTGTTCCGTTCCTGTGGTCTGCGTTTTATATTCGTTTTCTAACTGGTCTTTGGCGTTCATAGTCCGCATAAGCGAATCTTGACGCCAAGCCTCAAACTGACCGGGGTCTTGCGGTATAGATGATATTGTTGCGTCTATAGATTGCTGAAGTTCTGGCTCAGGAAACATTTGTTTTATGCGGTCGCCAAGCGCCGTTGCTTGCCGCGCGTCACGGGAGTTAGCAAGGGCTATTTCGGATGTTTCAAGAAAGTCCTTGATGTACTTTACTTTAGCAGCGCCGGCTTCAGAAGACGCTTTAGTTACCGCAAAAGGCTGCAACTCTACCGCGCGCGCTTCTTGCGCTTGGTTAATATCCATCGTCTGTTGCGCCAAGGACGCTTGACGCTGCGCCGCTTCCTGTTGCTTCGCCATGTTCATCATGTTGACGAACTTTGCAGTTTGAGCCGTAGGATCGGGTATATTTGCGCCGCGCGACTGAAGGGCTATCATTTGATTTGGCATGGTTTTACGCCTTTACGCTTGTGCTATATAGGAGCCGCGAGGCACCAAAGGGTCTTGCCCAAAAAGAGGCTTAAACTGGCCGCCGCCTGCGCTACCGACGTTAGTAGCGCTGCTGTTGAGGCTACCCGCCGGCGCGCGGTTGTAGTAATTCATTACGGCGTTGTTCATTGGGTAGTTAGATGCAATAGAGCCGACTTGACCCAAGGCGTTTGACAACGCGTTAGCAGAGCCGATGTAGCCAGATGCGCGGGCTTGACCAGCGTTGTACGCGTTAGCCATTTGGTTCTGGCCTGCTTGCCCCACGTTGCCGGTCATCACGTTCGTGGCGGACTGCCCTGCGCCCATCAAAGATTGCAGCGGGTTCAGCTTGGCTGACCGCTCAACCTGATAGCGGTTAAATGCGTTCTGGTATTCTTGGCTAGCTAAGTCTTGGCTGAAACGCGTTATGCCTTTCATGGTAGCACCAGACAGCAGATTGCCGCGTGCTGCTGCCGACCGCTCTAGGGCTTTTAGACTTTCCGATTGGCGAAACTGAGCGCCGGGGTCTTGCTGAAATTTGTCGCCGCCGTAAAGTTCATCAAAAGACTTAGCAAGACTGCCGTAACCGGGGGCGTTCTTGTCGCCGCCGATACCCAGATACTGCATAATCTCGTTCTGCGCCGTCATGCCGGCTTGACGGAACGGCTCTTGCAAACCTATCTGACGCTCAAGCATACGCTCATTGGATTTATCAGCATTTTTTGATGCCTCGACTTGCGCCCTAGATGCTTTCTTAGACGCGCTGCTGGCCATAAGACCGCTGCCGATTGATGCCGCGGCGCCTACGCCGGCTGCTACCATTGCACCTAAACCCATTTTACGCTTCCTTCAGTTGCAGACGGTATGAAATACCGTGATCTTGCGCGCCTAGACGCTTATATAGCATAGAAATACGGGGACCAGAACCCCTTTTCCCTGCCTCAAAAAAGACTTCGTCAACACCTTTATTTTTTAATTCTTTAATTGCTTCGCGTTGCAGCTTTAATCCCAAGCCGGGGAACTCTGGCGACGCAAAGAATGTGGTATTCGTGGCTGTTAAAATGTCTGGCGATACCAACGACGGCGATATGATTGTCATCAGATAACCAAACATCCTGCCGTTGCACCGCGCGGTCATTATCTGCATGGCGCCAAGGTTATCTAACCCGCGCATCAGCGGCAAGTTTTTATTCTGCCAGTTGCCCGGTGTTTCGCCGACACCCACAAGATGCTCATCGAACAGCTTGTCGGCGTCTTGCACCCAAGCGTCAAAGTCTTCTGTCTGGAAAGTGATACCTTCAGGCGGCTCATTAACTTCTGGCTCAAACGCTGCTATCGTTTCATGCTTGGCAATAGACGCCAGTTTGTCCATCGCAGGGGCGTAGGCGGCGTAGTGACGCATCAAGGCAGGCATATTAATCTGAATGTTGACAGGGGCCAGACGCGCGTAGTGGTCAAGGTCATGCGGCTGTTGCAGGCAATGCTCGAACACAGCGGCGCAAGTGTCTTCTTCGTTCAGGCTGTCAAACGACACTGACAAGACGTTGGGTAGCCGCGCCTCGATCTGGTCTAGGCTGCGGTCCAGCTTCAACAGTATCGCGTCAAGTTTGTCGCGGTCAAACTGCGTGCCGGGTATGTTCATCAGACTTTCGGCAACTTCATCGCGGGGGCGGCGCACAACCAGAACACGGGCGTTAGGCGCGAACCGCTCTAGCAGTCTCCACCAAGGCGCGCCGGCTGTCTCCGCAGTGCCAATGTTGGGCTGCGAAAACCATGCCTGCACATCGTCAAGGCTACGCATGTGCCGTAACTCTTCGTGGCCGCACATCCATTCACCATAAGTCAGAAAGCGGGACAGCCAAGCTGACCGCGATCTTGGTAATGAAAATACGACGAAGGGCTGCATTAGCTGACTAGCCGACCTGACGCACGGATGTTGATGGACGTAGCCGTGCCAGCGATGGTGCTGATAAAGCCATTGTTAGGTAGCACATGACCGACCAGTTCAGGAAACGTATATGTCTCCGATGGCTGGAGCGTTTTGGCTTTGACGATCAAGTTGCTGTCGCCAGCACTGCCCGCAGCCGTAATCAGGTTGACACTGATTGTTGCAGCGGTTGCGCTGTAGTTAGTCGCGGTAAACTTGTCGATGATCGTCTGCACGCCATTCGACGTGTACTGCGTTGTCTGCGCGGCTTCCGCTGTCTTAGCGGGGATGATGTTACTGATAGATACGGCCATATTATGTCTCCAAAGAACTTATGTTGTCAGTCACCGTTAAGATTATTGACGGAACGGAAGGATGTACGGCAGACGCCGGATCAGCCAATAAAATAACAGATGTATCATCAACTTCCCACATTAATTCGATGTAGTCGCCAGCGTTTAACTGAAGAATATAATTCCATGCAGCCAAAATTTCAGCGTTATTACCTTGTATGCGGATTTGACCGGCGCTGTCGGGCACGTTGACGCCGTTCTTGCGTAGCCACACCCACACCAAGGCAACGCCGCCAGCCGTTTTGTCTACCTGTGCCGAAAATTGCACGTTGTAGACATTGGGTCTATCTACATAAATGCGCGATGTTGGCGCGCCGCGGGTGACGCCTACCGACAAATCAACAGTGTTAAACGTGATAGCGTAGGCTGTGTTGATCGCCGCCGCTGTCTGCGTTGTTGTATCGTAAAACGAACCGTAGCGAGGTGCGCGGGATTGCTTGGGCGGCGGGGCCAGTGCTAAGGCTTGCAGTTGCGATTGGATGACCGCGATGTCGCTTTCCGACGCAGCGGGCGGTGTGCTGGCGGTAGCTTGTGCAAGGCTGTTTACCTTAGCGTCTACGTCAACGGCGGCGGTGTAGCCGTCAGGGGCGCTTTCGGTAGCCTGTGCTAGTTCCGCCAGCATGGCGTCATAGGATGCTATCAGCGATTCTGTGTCTGTTGACAACGTAACTTGTTCTTGGGTTTCCTGCGTAGCGTTCCGTAGCGACAAAAAGAACCTATACCACTCACGACTAATTGCGCCCGACCGTTCGTCGATAAAGGCAACGCGGGGCGGCGTAATCTGGGTGGGGTTAAGCGGAGCCAGTGCCATTAGGCGCTTGTCCCACTAAGCAGCAGTTCAGCGCCCATGACGTAAATCCGTACAGGGTCTGTGCCAGACACTTCGTAGACGCGGTCACGTATCTTCATCGTCGCGCCAAGGCGGCGCCAAATGGTGCGATGCCCAAATCTGCCAATTCTGCCCATCGACTTCCAATGTTCGTTAGACCATGTATGGCCGCCATCGTCTGACCAGCGCAGCATAGCTTGCGGGGTATACCCCGGCGCTTCAGGGTATGCTTCCGTTTCTAGCACGTATCCGTTGTAATCTTCGGCGGGTTGCACTTGGGTAACCAATGGCTCGTTATTATCGTTGGCTTCCGTGACTAACTGGTCACCGGCTTGCGTAGTCAAATAGCCTTGCACAAACTGGGCTACGAGGATGTCACCTGATTCAGTGGCAAGGTCTTCGGCATCGTAAGCGGGATATAAGTTAAGCCCAACGCCTGTCTCGCAATCAAACTGCATGGCGTGCTGAATAGTACGCGAGAGGTTGTTAGCGCCCGTTGGCAGCGCGCGCCATGACCGCAGCCATTTTTGCGGTGCGCCATCATCAGCGTACACGTTTAGGTCAAACTCATAAATCTTGCCGTTTTCGTAGTCGCCTACAACTGTGGTGTTGTTAAAAAACATCTGATTGTCGGCACGGTGGCGGTTAAAATCGCCGCTGGCAAACGACGCGCGCTCATGCCATGCACCAGTAGCCACATCGTAGACCCATGTGGTGTCGGCGCTTGGGAAGTTTAGGACGTAGAAGCTGTGACCGTCCTGCTGATACGTGTAGCCAGTGGCGTCTGAGATGTTGGCATACTCTTGCATCTGCCATTCAATAGCGTGCGTAGACACGCGTTGGCCAATGTAGCCAGCAGCTTTGTAGACAATCCCTTGACCGCGTGCGTCCTTGCCTAGCCAGTAAATCTGGTTGTCCATCTTGGCAACGCTGTACGGGGCAGCGCAGCCTAGTTCATTAAACGCGCCTTGGATACGGGCCAGCGGAAAGTCAAGCAGACCTGCGTCATACCAGACTTCAGTTGAGTTTGTGCCAAACACCCAGACTTCGCGGTGATCGACAAAGATAGCGACCACATTGTCTGGATTGCCTTCGGCGCTGGCAAACTCCAGCGGGTCAACGGACAGGCCGTCGAGCAGTTGCGTCACCCAAATCTTTTGAGTGCCGGGTTCGTTAAACGTGAAATAGCCGTCAATGTAGCCGACCGTACCAGCGCCGGGGAAGTCAGGGTCGGTAATCTGCTGGAACACGTCAGTGCTGGCGTTGTAGATGTAGCCTTGCGGGTTAGCCGCAATGAATAGCTGCGTGCCGTTGTCAGCCATGCTGACAGGGCTAGTGCCGCCTACAGTGCCTTTGGCAACCGCGTTCCAGCTACTGTCAATCTGATACAGCGTTGTGCCAGACACGGCATAGCCGTAGCTGCCATACGTCCACAGCCCGCGTATAGGGCCAGTACCAAGGGTTGCTAAGGTAGTTAGCCCCGGTGCGCGCTGAAGAAACGCGGGTTCCTTGCCGCCTTCTGAAACAATCTCTGGAAACAGATTGACCATGCGGTTGTCGGCAGCGTTGACGCTTCTAGCGACATACGCGGAACCAAGGATGGGAGTTTTCATTGCTTAGTAACTCGGATACCATTTAGCCGTCGTAACGTCGTAAGTCATAGTCAAAGCCTTGCTGACTACAGCCGTAGACGCCAGCGCAATGTTCCCCGCCGTAGTGGTTGTAAAAATACCTGTGGGTATTAAAGTTATGGTTCCGCCGCCCGTTGATATAGGCGAAGGAGCAGTAATTGTAGCGATAGCCGCTACCCCGCTTATAAACGTAATGTCTTTTGTCGGCGCTATAGTAGCCGCGCTTGCTATAGTAGGGGCTGCTGCCGATGTAGCCAATACATCTGTCAACGTCGGTGAAGTTAATATTGGCGTAGTGATCGTAGGCGTACTGATCGTAGGCGTAGTGATCGTAGGTGAAGATGCAAACACTGCTGATCCTGTACCTGTTTCGTCTGTCAAAGCAGTCCGCAAATTAGCTGATGTAGGTGTAGTTAAAAAAGTAGCTATACCTGTCCCAAGACCGCTTACGCCCGTTGAAATAGGTAGGCTGGTGCAATTTGACAGGTTACCGCTGGTTGGCGTTCCCAATATTGGGGTTGTCAACACCATTGATGTACTGGTGCAATTCGACAGGTTACCGCTGGTTGGCGTTCCTAGTGCGGGCGTAACAAACGCGGGGCTGGTGAATAGGTTGGTTACGGATAATTGCTTGGTTGTACTGGTCGCGGCCTGAACAATCGGCAACACATCAGCGCCAGCTTGCGAAGCGGCAACAGGCAGCGCGGAGATAGTAATATTAGTCATTTAGTAATTCCCTGCATAGATGTTAAAGCGTTGGCGTGAAGCGATGAGGCTGTACGGTACAGACATAATGTCGCCGGGGCTGTTGATGCGTTTCAAGTTACGCTTGGATGCCATTGCCAGACGGCGGACTTGCGATGATGGCTCTACGCCAAACTCAGGCGCCATTTCGCACGCCAAGTTATAGCGGAACGCACGCAGATAGCCGGGAGGAAAACTCAATACGGTTGCCAGCGTTGCAGGCTGCGTAAGTTCTTCAACCGAAATGAAATGCCATGTCAGGTTGCGCGTAGGGCGCGGGTAGATGTACATATCAATATCTGGATATGTCATGTTGACAAAGAGAACTTGCGGAAAGGTAGACGTGACAGTCTTGACCGCGATGCCGTCATACTGCTGCTGGTTAATCATTTTAATGCCGTAGCTGACGCCCGTGCCGGGATCGACAAAGTACGTTGCATCGTCAAGCAGAACGGGGCGGTTGCCAACAAAGTTGCCAGTTGGTCCAAGCGTGCGGCTGATGATGCCAGAAGGCCATGTGAATACTTGGTCTTGTGTCGAGAAGACGGACAGGCGCTCTGTTGACCAACTATCAATCATCTGTTGCATTGCCGTCAAAGCGTCTTGCGATGTCTCCGCGGAAGGGACTTCACCCTCCGCCAGAACACCCAGCAAGCGCAAAGAACCGTTAATGATGTCACTTGCGGTATCCGTGCTCATTTTTTATTCCTTTGTTTGGCGGACGCCGACATTTTTGCCCGTGATTCAGCGGACGGCTTTATACCAATGTGCGAAGCACTAATTTTCGCGCGGACTTCAGTTGAACGTGGCTTACCTCGCAAAGCAGCCGCGCGTTTTGCAATAGTTTCAGGCGATTGTTTGCGGCCAAGTTGTGCTTGGCGCATTTTTTCCCGCGCTTCTGGAGAGCGTTTTAGTCCAAGGCACGAATTAGCTATGCGCCGTTTGTTGTACGTAGGGCGGAAAAAATCTAGCCAAACTTGCTCACGCGAGATCAAATCCTTTTTATCGCCGACAATCTCAACGACTTCCCAATCAAACGCATCTGCGCCATACTTATGGTAAGCGTTTTGCAAATGACGGCAAGCGTGTACGTTCTTACGAAGGTCGTAATTGTGGCGCCGCCATCTACGTGCAACATCAACCGCAGACCCGACATACATATCGGAAGTCTCTGTGTTGACAATCGCGTAGATGGCACTCGCCATTAACTTACTCCTAAAAAGGGCGCCCCGACCGAAGCCGGGGCGAACTTATTAACCAGCGATACGGTACAGGTTGTACGTAGCTTCGCCGGTCTTGACTGCGCGGAACAGAACGCTCTTAGAAGCAACGCCTGCGCCTGAACCAACCAACGTCCAGCCAGTGCCTACTACGATAGTAGGTACGCCAGTGCTGGTAGCAACCAAAGCAACGTCAAACGCTGAGTTGATTTTTGCGCTGCTGATGTCGGCGTTAGTAACGGTAACTGTTGGCAAGGTAAGGTCTGCTGCCGACGCCGAAGTGTAGACAATAAGACCGCCAGACAAATCAAGAGTAGTTACTGTTGCTGCCGCGGTGTACGCAGTAGGAACAGGAGACGTTGACAGGTTAACTTCGGTGAGGTTGCCATCACCAAGTTGATAGCCGCCGGCGCCATTAGGTAAAGTAGGCATAGTAAAAATCCTTCAAAAAGTGTGGCCCCCGGCGAACCGAGGGCCGTGTTAGATTAACCCCACATCCGAACAGCCATCTGCGGACGGATCGTGCTGTAGCCATACAGAACGTCAATACGGCAAGGCATACGGTCGTTGTTGATGTCGTACTGACGAACAACGCGGAGCGAAATGCCGTTATGCACCTGACGCGAAGCCATATCTACGCCCTGTGGGAGCAGAAGGTCGGCGGTTGCGAAGGTGATAGCGTCCTTGTGGTAGATAAGGTTCTGAGCATATTGCGTAGAAGCCGTACCAACAAAGATGATTGCCTTCGAGTTACCGGGCAGAGTGTTAACCGTAGCAAGTGCGTGTGCTGCCGAGTAGATTGCAGCAACAGTTACGTTACCAGCGCCAGCGCCACTGAGTGTGACATCAGCAAGAGCAACGAACTGGAACAACGAACCAGTGCTTTCACGAGTTTGTGGGTTGACTTGGAAGCAGTCAGCAACAGTAAACACGTCGCCAGCCTTAACCGTAGCAGATGCGCCAGCGCCAGTGATGGCGATGGTGGTTGCACCTTCAGTGGTAACAGCCGCCGAAGTCGTGCCGCCAGTTGCAGTACGCGAACCAGTGGTGAACTGCTTGATGGACTGCGACATATTGATTTCGTCGAAACCAAGTACGCCAGTACCCATCATGCCGTTCTTGAACTG